ACTAAGTTGGTATGGAACCTATAGTTATCCATATTATTCGGATTATTCATATACCTATCCTTATTATTATGGATATGGAACTGGATGGAGGAATAGAGGATTTAATACAGGATGGAGAGGAAGAGATAATTGGGGTAACCGCGGTACCCTTGGTACCCGTGGAGACCGTAAATAGACTTAGATAAGACTTATAATATTTAAGTAAAAAGATAATCGATATTAATAATATAGTCTATATTAATAATATAGTCTATATTAATAATATAGTCTATATTAATAATATAGTCTATATTAATAATATAGTCTATATTAATAATATAGAAAGACTAAGAAATGGATGATATTTCACCTCCGCCTTATTCAAAATCATCTTTTAAAAATATAAGCAGTCGCTCAAGTCTTAGTAAAGCCTCAGGTAACGGTAACGGTAACGGTAACGGTAACGGTAACGGTAGTAATAGCAGCAATATTGGTACGTATATCGGCATCTTTGTAATGTTTTGCATTACTTTAGCAGCATTATGGTTTGCTTGGCAATTCTGGCCATCATCATCAGGTTCAACTGCGGTTTCAGGACCGACCTTAGGACTTCTAGGATTTAATCTTGGATCAGGATCTGATATAACTGGAAACTGGTCAGCCTTTAATGATAAGAATGTTAAAGCAGGATATGATTGGAAGATCACAAAGCTTAACAACGGAGTATTCGAGGTTATCGATGCTAATATGCCAACAACTAAAGGTAATCTTACTCTTTCTAACAACAATGTAAACATTCCAAACTTTAATTTGACAGGATCATTAGTAGATTCAAAGAGGATTAACTGGTCTAATGGAACATATTGGGTAAAGTAAGTAAGTTAGGGCTTACAAGCTTCAGCTTCGGCTTCGTTAAGTCGTAGCAGATCGCTGCCCTTATGAACTAAAGAGTTATAGATAAAACTAAAGAAACCTGGACTCGCTGCACCGCGATAAGTCGAGCGCGAGTGCAGGAGTCCGGTTAATTATTATTTTATGAGTTATTTTATTATTAATTAGTAATAAGTAATAAAAAATAAAAAAGAGGATTTTATTACTAATTAGTAATAAAAAATAAAAAAGAGGATTTATTACTAATTAGTAATAAAAAAATAAAAAGAGGATTTTATTACTAATTTAGTAATAAAAAATTAAAAAGAGGATTTTATTACTAATTAGTAATAAAAAATTAAAAAGAGGATTTTATTACTAATTTAGTAATAAAAAATAAAAAAGAGGATTTTATTAATAATAAAAATAAAAAGAGGATTTTATTATTAAAAGATTATTTAGTATTTATTATTGATTAGTAATAAATAATAAATAAGGCTAATTTAGTAATAAAATAAGTTAATTCAGTAATAAAATAAGGCTAGTAATAAATAAATTCTCATTTATTATTAATTTAGTAAGGCTAATTTAGTAATAAAAGTTATTAGAGTACTTTTCATTACTAAGTTAGTAATAAAATAAGGCTAATTTAATAAGATTATAAATCTTATTTATTATTAGTAAGGCTAATTTAGTAATAAATTTATTAGAGTAATACTTTTTATTACTAAGTTAGTAATAAAATAAGGCTAATTTATTAAGTAATCCTTTTTTTTTATAATAAAAGGACCCTTTTTATTATGATAAAATTGCCTTTTTATTTAATATTTTTAATAGTAAAATTACTATTAAAAATATTATTTAAAAAAATCCTTATACTTACTAAGGATTTTTTTATTTTACGATTAACAATCGTAAAATTAATCGTAAAAAAAACTTAATTAATCGTAAAATTAAATTTTGCTAAAGCGATTAAAAATTAGGTAAATACTACATATGAATAATCGTTATTTGTGCCTCTTGGTTTTTAAAAAATAAAATATATTTTATTTTTAAATAAAATATATTTATATTATATGAAATGAACACTTACTTTGTAAATGATGAACCTGATTTAAATTCATCTGCTGAGTTTGAAATATCGCAGACGAACATGTTAGAAAACAGTATATCATATAATAAATATTTAAAATCAAAGTTTAATATAATGAAAATAGAACCAATGCCTGTTAAAAGGCAAAAGGTATATTATCTTGGTGTTTTTAGAGATAAAACAGTTGATGAAATTAAGGAACCAACATTCTTAGATGAATTTCCTTTTATCGAAGTTAGACAAGCAGTTTCTGGGTCCAGAATCGAAGATTATTTTCCAATGTGTGTTGAAGCAATCAACAAAAGAAATGCTGATGATTGGGATTGGGATTGGCGTTGCTTAACGACTCAAGAAGCAATTAATGCAGATTTTATCGACTTTTCTTGGACGAACCTATCCGAAATCTCAAAAAAATCCATTATCCATTATAGATTTTTAATTGATGATAAAGACAATTTTCTAACCGATAAGGACGCCTTTTATACACAATTCAAAAATAACAAATTCTGTCCCACATCAATATCTATTAATAAAGATACTATAGATACCAAGATTGTTACCAAATCACTAATACGTGACTTAAAGACTCTAGATAACTATGATCTTATCCTGAAACCTAATAAAGGCTCCGTAAGTACTGGTCTTAAAGTAATAAAACGATATAAAGATTCTGTTGAATCAAAAGGTATAAACAACACTAATTACTCTTTAGAATGCTCAAAATGCTCTAGTCTTAGTCTGAGTAACAGTAGCAGCAGTAGCAGTAGTTCGAGTAACAGTAGCAACAGTTCGAGTAACAGTAGCAGTAGCTTGAGTAACAGTAGCAGTAGTTCAAGTAGCAGCAGCAGCAGTAGTAGCGCAAATAGTTTAAGTAGCAGCTCGACTACTTCTATTAGCCCTGCTACTCCGAATTCTATTAGTTTAAAACGCTTAGAATCTGCGTTAAATACTGACAATAAAGCAGTTAAGAAGAGTGAGAAAGAGCTTATAAATGAAATTAAAGAACATATAAACAACTTTACTTATGATGGATGGACTCTTTCAGAGGTTATCGTTCCAAGATTATTCGATGGATATGTAAATTCGTTACGTTTATATTTTCTTATTACGAAGACTACTAATATAAAGTTAAAAGAGACTAAGATTAAAGGGTATTTGTATGATCATTATATGATCTATCGTGCTGCTAATAAATATAATAATGATCCCACAGACAAATTAAGCTTTTTTACTAACTATATGGATACAGAAAGTGGAATTAGTAGAGAGAGTGCAGATGAAAAATTCGTTAAAGAAAGATATATTCCACATCATAAATGGTTTAACTCATTACAAAAAGATATTGCTATTAAAATTAAGAAAGAAATAGATTATGCTTTAATTTGCATAATGGATAAAGTATGTCATAAACTTTTAGCATTCAATGATCAACATAATAGTAATGATGATAATAATAATTTTATCCAGAGTTTCCATATTTATGGTGTTGATGCATTAGTAAAAGATGATGGAAGTGTTAAAATTCTTGAATTAAATGGTGCTCCTGCAATGAATGCAAAGACGAGATACTATAAATTAGCTGATCGTTTAGATTATTTCGATCTTTTCGAAGATTTAGCTAAGAAGACTATCGATATTATACATAAAAACAATAAAAACAATAAAAACAATAAAAACAATAAAAATAATAAAGATAGAAAAGCTGGAGAAGAAGGAAAAGAGGTAGAAAAGAAGAATAAAGCTGTAAAAAATATAAAGTTTGTTGAAATCTTACAGAATCCTTTAAATAAGTTTAATCTTTTCTTTAATCAGAAAATTAAAAATCAAAATGAAAAACCAAATTATTATATCGCATATTCAATAACACAGAAATACCCTTTTATACTTAAAGCACTTGAGAAAAGAGCTTATTTGCAGAGAACACGATGTGTATATGATAATATAGACTTTTTCTATGGTTTACGTGATAGATACTACACACCTCAAATGAGTTTAAATTATCATGATGAGTTAATTAATTATTTAACATCTAAACGTATGAGACATGCATCGATAATTAATAAAATACAGGGAGTTACCTATTATTTAGCTAGTAAAGATAGGATGTATACAGAATTTATAAAATATCATGGATCTTTAAATAAGAATTCATATTTACCTGAGACTTTCAGCTATTTTTACACAAATTACTCGAAAACATATACCGAATTATGCAATACCTTCAAAAAGGTATATAGTAATGATAATTATAGTGATGATAATGGAGCTCAGGACAAATGGATACTCAAACCAGTACATGGATCGAGAGGTATCGGAATTAAAGTCTTTAAGTTAAATGATTATAGTGAATTAACTGAATTTATACATGCAATAACAGCACATATGCAATTTGGCAGTAATATCGGATTCACTGTTAAATCAGATAGAGAGAGTCAAAATTTCGATGGAAAGATTAAAATTACAGGTGCCAACACTGGTAAATTGATTAATTACCGTTATTGGTGTATATCTCGTTTTATTGATAACCCACATTTATTAGTTCCACCATCTTTATATTTAAAAAACTTTTATAGCAGTTATTCACATAAATATAATATAAGATTCTATGTCTTAATTGTAATGGAGGATCTTCCAACATTTTTAACCATAAATAAGAATATAAGAACAGAAGATAGTCCTATAAAAGCATATATATTTAAAGACTTTCTAACATATTTTTCAATCCTACCTTATAATGATAATATAGAAGTACCAGATAAATTTAAACATTTACCACAAGAATTAATAACTAATATGAGAAAGATTACGAATCTTGAAATGATAAACACAGTATATGCCGAAAATGCTAAACAATTGTCTGGAAAAGATAATTTAACCTTTGGTAAACAGAACAAAGAAGAAAATATTAATAAGATTGAACTAAAAAATCAATTAACTGCCTTATATTCAAATCTTGTCTCGCCTTACTTTTTCGGAAAGGTAAAAGAACAAGCAATTAAAATTGCAAAAGATACTATAGATAGCGTTAAATATAACCTTAGACCTCTTAATAGATATGCCTTGAATGGGTATAAGTCTGGATTTAATCTGTTAGCATATGACACACTCTTGGATGAGAATTATAAATTATGGTTAATCGAAATTAATCGTGGACCTGATTTAGTCGGATTACATACGCAATATGGTGATTCAGTTTGCACGAAAATATTCGATGAAATATTTGGTTTATCTGTCGATAAATTCTTACTTCCAGAGTATAAAGAGAAAAAACTAAAATACTTTCAAAACATTGATATTGAATATAAAGCATTAGCTAAAATTAGCTAATAACATTAATTAATTACAGAACTATGACATAATCTTTTTGAAATAATTTAATTAAGATTAAATTACGTAAACCATCATAATCATAATAAAATGCGTTAAACATTAATTTATATCTTTTATACACACCATTCTTACTTGCTTTCTGAGATAGACTGAATTTATTACTACATGAAAGAGTATTACATATATATTTAAAATCTTCTTCAGTTAGATTAGGATCTAAGAAGATTGTTTCACATACATATTTTGACATTCTTAATTTATAGAATATGTTTTTTCCCTCGAAAGAGCGCAGCTAACTGTTTTTCTACCAAACCAAGGAGCACAGGGAAATTCCATAAGTTCTATTCATTTGTAAAGCTCATATAAAAAAAAATTGATGTAATTTTTTTATTTCCTTTGTCATATCTCACCATCTCAAGATAACGATATATGTTGAGATGCAGGTCCCCAATTCTTCCGAAAGATGATCAGTCAAGGGACCCGGTATATTCAGATTGTGATTATGAAGATGTATGGAGTTCTAACAAAGATCTCGTTGTACAGCCACTCGAGAAAGCCCTAGTCGAAGGCAGGGATCTTTTTGTTGGACCGATTATATCGTCATGTGTAAGGATACTCGTAGATTGTGCCAGGGCTGGAGCAATGACATAATTACGACGCAAAATTTATTCCTAAAGAAAGCAAGCTATTTTGTGAGCTCTTCGGGGATTGGTGTCGCGAGCCGTGATGACATCAGTGGACCGAAGATCACTTAAGTAGCCACACAAAGTATGTGTAGATAAGCTGTGCAAGGTTCACAAATTCCTTTCTTTACTCAGTAACCAGAGAAAAGTGGTGTAGAAATGTGCTATACAAGCCCGAGTGTAGCATTTTACACTGTTGTCCAAGAAAGCAATAAAAGACCAATGTTAAAGCTGTCCGCAAATCTTCCAAAGTAGGAAGTCTTTATGGAATTACGCGCTAGTTGTATCAAACACGATGATTGCAATCTGTTATACTGTTCACATTTTTAAGTCACTTTGTATTTAGCGGCGATCCGCTAAAGCGAGCTGAAGCTGTAGGCCGCCCTTAATAATAAAATTGAATATTGTTTGAGAATATATTTTCTTATATTTCATTATGCAAAATAATAATAATAATAATAATGGGAACAGTAATCGTGGTCGCAAGACGATTATGGAGATTGTAAAAGAGATGCCTTTTATATGTTTAAATTGCGACGAAAAAGTGCATAGATTAAGAGATTTGGCAAGATTAGGATGTCATTGTTTAAGGCCATTCTATCATTTTCACTGTCTAGCTTCTCTACCAGTTAATTTATGTATGAAATGTTCGAAAAGAGCTTATACTCTAAGAGGAATTAAAGCTATATGGGATAGTTTTACTCATGATGAATGGAAGAATGCTTTTAATATGGAATTTTTAAATACTGACGATAAGCCATATTTAGTTGAGATGATGGATTCTATACATCTTGATTGGAAGGATACAGAGAATCAGTCGCTTATACTTAATTTCTTAGTATATGATTATTGGAAAGTCTTCCAGCTCTTAGACGATTCATGTGAAAAACTCCTATTAGATAGGTTAGAGGATGCATTACATATATATCCGTTAGAAGATAATGTAATTATCGGATCCAAAGACGGGATCTCTCCTTTAAAGAAGAAATCTTATCTTAAATGTCATTCTGACTTTCTTAAGAATTTATGGATAGCTAGTCAAGGTGTAGTCTCTTTTTCTTTATTAAACTGGATTAAACAGGATCCTTTCAGAAATCAAAGTATCTTTTTCACTGGTCCTATAATTTATGATATTCTGTATGGCCACAAACAAAAAGCTAAATTTAAGAATACCCTAATTATACAGCTTTTATCATTAGATGACTATAACACTAAAAAACTCTTAAAAGATCTTTTATTCCAAATCTCACAAAATTTCACCTATAGTATGTGTAATCCTGATCTTAATCACCCTGATACCGATAAAATAGTAAAACAGTTTTATATCAGTAACATCAGTCAAAATAAACTACGATTATATATCGAAGGTCTATCCATAAATGTTGAAATACATTTATTCAAATCTAATGATATACGTAAAATACATAGCAATTACAATGTTATCCCATATCTTGGTGAAGGAATGATTGTGTCCCCATCTGGTTTATGGGTAAATATACGCTGGTTATATGCGTGTAAAGAAAGAATCATTATATGTAATGACGATAAAGTTAATACTAACAAAATTAACACTAACACTAACGATATTAAAGATATCAACACTAACACTAACACTAACGATATTAAAGATATCAACACTAACACTAAAGATATCAACACTAAAGATATTATAGACACAGAACCAATTGATCATGGGTTTTTGGTGTTAAAGAATGTATCTAAATTGAGACGTGATTTTGCGGATCCATATATAGATTATGATGATTTAGAAGATGATATTGATGAAAAATTTATACCAGATAATTGTATGCGTATAACTATTAATAATCTATCACTATATTTAGAAAAGAATAGAGAAAATAATCACAATATTAATCAACAAGATCGAAAAGATCTAAATCATGAGACAGGTTTAGATTTGCATGGGTGTCAAGATCAATGCAATTTTTCATATGTTAATGGATTTTCACAACAATCTGCAATAGATGATAATAAATATTTATATAATCTTTCTAACACAGATTGTTCTGAAATAATCGATAGATTACTCAGGAAAGTTACATACAACAAAAAAACAAATATACTTAATACATTACCCGATCCATATATGCCTAGACGTTCACTAAGATAAATAAAAATTGATTATATTATTTAAGTTCTTTCTTTAAAGAAAGTTAAGAGATAAGCTATGAATAAATTCAATCGCATTCCAGAACCAGAGGTTTTCTTTAAACAACTTCAAGTTGGTACGAAAGTCGTATTGGTTGGACCAGTTAAGAGTAGGTTCGAAGTTATTAATTTTCAATTTGAATGCAATATTAAAGAAGACAAAGAAGATAATATAACTGTATTTAATTTTACGAATGATGAACGAAGGCGTATTCTAACTATGGCTAAGAATTTACCACGATATTTCTGCTATCTTGATGAATATAATAATATTATAGAAGAAATAGATGAAAAAAATAAATACTATTCAAATAGAGTCTGTCTTTCTCTAAATGAGTGGAAAAAAACATCAGATATTATAAATGCTGTGATTCTAGACAACTATTTTGCAAGAGTAATCGAAATAAATGACGGATTTTTCACAGACGATACTATAATATTTCACACAACAGATGAATTACTCCATTTCTTGCAAAACGAAATTAAATTCATAAAGGAATTATACACAGACACAAAAGTCACATATAAATGTGATAATTCTAATAATAAACATTTAATACTTACTCTTACAGCAAATAAGGGATGTAAGGGTAAAGAGACTAGTTTATATGAAAGAATCGAAATACAAACAAATCCAGATTCAAAAGGAAAAATCATTAAAAGCTTAAAGTTAATCAATAATGCATTTTAGCAATTTAGCACAACTTAGCTAATTTAGAGGATAGCCGCTAAACTACTAGTTTAGCATAACTAGATTATTATTTATACTTTGTTGCCGTGCTGCACTATAGCTGTATTATAGCTGCATTATAGCTGCATTATAGCTGAACCATAGCTGAATTATAGCTAGCGTAAACCGGCACTGCTGCGCAGCAGTGCCAATAGAGCAGGGTTCGTAAGGGCTTACAGCTTCAGCTTCGCTTTAGCGGCGATCCGCCCTTACTTAGCAGAAGGGATAGTTTGGTTTTAACATCTGTCTATAGTTAGCTGCAGGACATGAAGGAGAGCAGCAGCCCATATTCGTTCCTGATCCTGCACACCCTTCATTACCTGAAAAGTTAGATGCAGGACATTGGCATGGATAATTAAAATAGCGATTTACTGGTCCAGTCCATCTATCACATTTAACTTTGTCTTCATACATAGCTTGGCAACCCATTGCATTACATGATTTAACTGGCTTTTCTGGGGGAATATTTGCACTTACTAAGGTAGGATTGCACTCAGTGCTCTTAAAGGGAGCACCAATCTGTCTTCCAAGTGGTTGTCCTGGAATATAGTTTTGCATGCTGGCCTCTAATGTTCCTGCATTATTTTTAAGTGGGCATGATAAATAAGGATTCGATCCACGCGATCCACATCTCTCTGTTGCAGCTAGAGTTACAGGACTTTCAGCTACATTATAATTGTTATTACTATTGCACAGATTAACTTCATCAAGATTGTTTCTCTGTATTGATTTACAAGGTAAGAATGACCATTGCAATCTTGATTGAGCATTTCCTTCGGTCGAAGAGTATCCGTCCGCCATATTTTTATCTATATGATTCATCAATAAAAAAATATAGCCTTTTTTAAAACTAAAGAGACAAAAAAAGCCCTAGTGGAAAAAACTCTACCTATAGCCATTTTTAAAACTGGGGAGACTAAAGAGACAAAAAAGTCCTAGGAAAAAACTATACCCTAGAGTTTTTCTTAAATTATAAAGATATATTAAGGGTATCTATATAAATATAAATAACCCTTTTTAAAACAAAGAGACCAAAAACCCCCTAAAAATCTCTTTAGTTTGATTTCTTTACGGTCACAGACTAGAGCATTCAAATCGTTTGCGCAAAGATCTGATATACTTCAAATGGTATAAAAAAACATTGCATTTTATCAAGGAAATGGGAAATGCAAGATCAGACCTTAATTATCAAGATAAATGAATCAGATAGTTGGTGGTATACCCTAATACTAAAAGTTTAAGATATATTAAGGATTATCTACAAGCTCTTAATAAGAATAATGGTTTAATGCTATTTCTTTGAATTTCTTCATCGGTTAGATATGGTAGTGCACTAGTTACAACATCCTTAATTATCTTTGCAGGTATTGTTGGTAATAATGGATGTGATTCCCACCGATATCTGTGTCCGAATATATCAAGAGAGAAATCACACGGATAATAAACTGCTAAAAGATCAGATTTCATTGCTTCTTGTATCGGAATTGGTAATAAATGAGCTGAATTAGGAGGTAATATACACATTAACTGTTCTAAAGGAGTAACTTCATTCTCTCTTTCTTGCTTTATAGTTAATTCTTTATATATCTTATATGAGTTATTTAGTGTTGGAGATCTTACATATGTTAAAAAGTCATGTATAGTAGGTGAACTATGAAAAGGATATTCCCATGTCCAATCAGATTGACCAGTTAGATAATATTGTAGTGTCCATATCATACCACGCATATAATGGTCACAAATGCCCATAATATATTTCTTAGACTCATATTCATTTCTATCATGTAAATGAAAATGCACATCATAATAACGTGAAGCCCATCCTTCTTCACCTAATTGAATATAATCGGGTACTTTATCTTCGACATAATCAAGGTCTAGCATATCTTTTTCAAAAGCATTTGCAGTTTGCCACCTCTTCGATTTTTTAAAATTGGCTATTCTATAGCTCTTATTTCTCTGGGCTTGTTTTAAAAGATGTGTTTCAAAACTTGTACATATTTCAAGTAACTTTATAAAGAATGGTGTATTAATTCTAAAATGCTTTTTAATGGTTGATCCACTATTAATAGACAGTAAATTTTTATCTGATGAATTTTGCGGAGCTCTAGTCTCAAGTATAATTAAATTTTGTTTCATTAATATTAACGTCATTTTATAAGCACGTATTAAATGATCTAAACCACCCTCTTTAATCTGTAATGACACAATTGGTGGCAAAAAATCATTTCCCAACATAAAACTTATAAAGATATAATCTATAATTATCGCAGATCCATCAACTTCTGGATCATGATAGAATCTCTCCTTCAACATTTGCTCGACATGCGTTTGATAATCATCATGTTTATAGAATAGTTCATTACATTTATCTAAAGCTTTCGAACTAAATATATTAAAATTCTCTAACTCTTTAAGACTTAAATATGGATTAAATATTTGTAAGAATATCTCTCTCAGACTATCAATCGACATCAAAACCCATTCTTGTCTACTTCTATTATCATTATCATTATCATTATTACTATTACTATTACTATTACTATTATCATTATCATTATTGTTATCGTTATCACTCTTGTTTTGATTTTCTTCGACATTAATCTTAAATTTGTCACCAAACTCAACTTTCTCTCTCAGTAACGATAAACCAGGTCTAAAATTAATTAAGGATAGAAAGATTAAATCAGAATCCAGTCCATATATTAGATTTTTTTCGCTCATACTTGTTTCATCCCTAATATATTTCATAATTTTGTGTTCTCCTTCACCTGGTATTGAACTATCACTAACGATAATTTTGACATTCCTATATTTAGCGTTATTAGCTAGAAAATCTTTAATCCTTTTGGATAGTTCGTCCATAAAAATTGTACCTGGACTAATCATATTATAATCCCATTCAACGCTTCCTTCTTTATCATCATCTAGTAATGAATATTTCTCTTTTAACTTTTTAACATACATTGCATCTTGAACAGATTTAAATCTCCTCTTTCTTTGTTGTTGCATCTTAGCCCTTGGTGCAACACCATCGATAGCAATATAAAATAATTTACTTGGTAAAACTAAATCATAAATTTTATCAAGGTAGTCCAAGACAGCTTGTATCTTCTGTTCTAAGGTGTCTAACCCAGTCTTCTTAATTGCTGGGTGTATACCACAATTCCAATCTAAAAATAAATTATCTGGTCTGTCTTTTACATTCAATACTTTAAATTCAATTTCTTTCAATATCTGTTCCTCAAACTTTTTAACCAGCCAAAAAAAATAGCTTGGAACTCCCATAATTAATTAATTAATCAGCAAATGGATTATAAATTTATCTATTCAATTTTATATTTCCTTTCTATCAAAATAATATAAAATTGAATTTTATATTATTTTATTTTTTTTGATAATGTAAAATAATATACTATAGAACTAGGCTTTTTTTTAAAGGCTATGAAAAAAACAGTCGTGGCACAAATAACCAATAAAACCATAAAACTTAACTTTCCTAAAGTTCAGAACAAAAATCCCAAGATTGATAATAGTATTATACCCATTAAGATTAGCACAAATGCAAATACTAATAATAA